ACTAGCGTTGTTGTTAAAACTAATACAATTTAATGGAAAACGTTCGCACATCAAACCTGGTATCTTCACAGTTACCAGATTTCGTAAGAAGTGACTATCCAAAATTTGTCACATTCTTAGAGAAATACTATGAATGGCTGGAAACTACAAATAGCGTTTCCTTTGAAATTGATGCATTACGTAATGCAAATGACATTGATAGTTCCGATGACTATTACATTGAACAATTAAAAAAGGATTTAGCTCCTTATTTTCCTCAAGATATTGTAACCGACAAAAGACTATTTTTAAAACTAGTCACTCAATTTTATAGATCCAGCGGAACACAAGAGTCAGTTAAGTTTCTTTTTAGAGCATTGTATAATGAAAATATTGATATCTACTATCCAAAAGAAGATATTCTAAAAGCATCGGATGGTAAGTGGGTATTGCCTTTAGCACTTAGAATTGATACTGATGATAACAATATTTTCAATATTGCAAAAACTTTAATCACGGGACAAACATCAAAAGCTACAGCACTTGTTGAAAAAGTAATTCAATCAGTTGACCGCCAACTTGGTATTACATATACAGAAATTTATGTCTCAAATGTTAAAAGATTGTTCACCACTGGCGAGAGAATAACTGCAACATATGTTGATGAAGATACTGGTCTAAATGTTACCACTGGTGGACGCTTAATTGGCGCATTATCAGAGATAAAAATTAATCCGCTAAACAGAGGCCTTTTTTATAATGCATACGATCCCGATACAATTCCTTCATATCTTGGAGATCCAGTTAGTATCGTTGGTGGTTTAAATCCTGTAGCTAATACTCCAGTTGGTGCGGTCGCTCATGTTGGAGTAACCACAAAAGGCGGTATTACCGATATCATTGTGGAAAAAAGTGGATTTGGATTTAGAGATCCTGTAATAAATCTCAATTCATCAATCATTGACTTCAAAGGTGGTTTTGCTAACACATCTTTTGGCACAGAAGCAAAAGCCTCAATTAATCTTTTAGACACATCAGTTTCAAGATTAATAAATGTTTCAAATATGTCCGTCCAAACATTACACGGACTAAGACCGAATATTGCAAATATTGAAAATGTGACAATATCAAATGCAACAACATTTGATGCATTCACCGTTTTTCCAATTTCTTTCGTTGTAATTGACGGTTCAGGTGGTGGCTATCGCCAAAAGCCAACCGTTGAAACTTATAGTTTTTACAATGAAGACTATGATGACATTTTGGTTTGTAACACTCGTACAATCGTAAAAGGAACTTCATTAATAAATGACACAACACAAGACTTAACAGTTTCTTTTGAGACTGGTGATTATGTTAGATTGTTTATCAATAACAAATTTGAAGAAGTTCTTGAAGTTGCTTCCGTAGATACAAATAATTTGTATTTTGCTGAAGAATTTCCTAACGACTTAACGGGAGTATCAGTTTATAAAATCCTAAGAAATGATTTATATAAAATTGGTTCACTTGGAAGAATAACTATCAACAGCGGTGGTACTGGATATGCTAACGGCGATATTCTAATTTTTACCGGAGGATCTGGTTATGGCGCAAATGCATTCGTAAGCGTTTCCGGAGGAATAATTACTTCCGTTACAATGAATAATCATTCATCAAACGCATTTGTTATTGGCGGCGAAGGATATAAGAGAGATTCATTACCATCAATTAATGTTCAATCAGTTTCTGGTACGAATGCTAATTTGACCATCGCTCAAATAACAGGTGATGGTGAACAGTACGGATTAACCACATCAAGAATTGGCTCAATAACATCATTAAGAATTAGCAGTTTTGGTTATGATTATGTTGAGGCACCGACAGTCTCTTTGAGAAATGCAGATATAGTATTGAATGGTGTTACTGAAGGACAATTGTTTGTTCCAAATACCGCAATTTATCAAGGCACATCAAACATTAGTTCTTCATTTAGTGCGACAGTAGATTCTTATACTTCCGCAACTACAACACTTAGAATATTTAATTATCGTGGCGTTTTTGACGCAACTAAAACTATCAAGTCGGATGATGGAACAGTTACCGGAAATGTAACATCATCGTTATTTTATGGCGACGGTAACGCAAAAGCTACAGCAAACTTTGAAAATGGTTTGATTCGTTATCCTGGTATTTACTTGAATACTGATGGACAAATTAGTGCGGATAAGAAGTTGCAAGACGGCGAAAAATATCACAACTTCTCATACATCATTAAGTCACAAACCGACTATTCTAAGTTTAAGAAACCACTAAACGATATTGTTCATCCAGTTGGAACAAAAACTTTTATTACCAAGATTGACGATAATGAAGAAATGCTGACGCAAGTTAATACATCAGCATTCATAACAATTACCTCTCTTGCTGATACTTACAATATTGCCAATGGTTCTAATAAAATTATTACCACAAACTCTAGCGCAAATCTTCAATCTACGGTTAATGTTGGTGATTTAATTCTCCTATCAAATGTTCATAGAAGATTACAGAACACAGTTAATGTACTTACAGGCTCAAATATTTTGTTTGGGTCAGCTAATAGCGTTAATTTTATAAATGACCTGCAAGATGGCGATACGATATATTTGTCTACTGGTAATACAGTAACGATTAAAGAAGTCACCAATTCGTCTTTTGCTATACTAGATACCATAATTAACGTAACATCAACTTCTGCACTGGTTAATCTAGTCTTTACTGCAACAATTAGAGCTAATTCCAGAAATGCAAATACCATATTTGCTGATAGCATATTTACATCAAACGGCAGCAATTTGAGCGCAACCATTCAAAAAGTTAGATAAATAGAAACATGTCAGCACTCTTAACTAAAAATTTCAAAATTTTGATGGCAGAGCAAGTCTATAACCTGTTGGACTTGGGAGCAAATGCATACTTGCCCGCCGAAAAGAAATCTTATTTGTATGCCTTTTTTGGTAGACATTTACCATGGAATTCAGGAACCGAAGTGGAAGGATCCCCATCGCAAACGGATTCGGCTATAAATGACTACTACAAACGTGGGGTTCTCGCAAAGCAAATATCTTTGGAAAATGCTTCTCTTGTTATTCCTAGAAACGATTGGACTTCAAATACAGTATATAATACCTATGAAGCAAATACAAATTTCTATGTAATAAATTCTAAGGATCAAGTTTTTAAATGCCTTTCAAATGTTTCAACTGGTACGGCGTCTACGGTATCACCAGAATTGACATTATCAACAACTTCGCTAGATGAACCTTATGTTGAGACTTCCGATTTTTATAAATGGAAGTATATGTACACATTAACATCTGTACAGAAACAAAAATTCTTAACTGATGATTGGATGCCAGTATCTGTAAACAAGTTTGTGCGAGCGGCAGCGGCCGCAGGCTCAATTGACATTGTGAAGGTAACAAATTCTGGAAATAACTACACAGTTGGTACTGTACAAAGCATCATTACAATCGACGGCGATGGCACAGGCGCAGTATTAAAGGCAAACGTTTCAGGTGGTAAAGTACAAAATATAGTTATCCAAAATCGTGGAAATTATTACACTTACGCAAATCTAACTTTTACCGATGTTAGTGGTGGCATAGGAACATTGGCGGCTGCTGAAGTCTCAATTTCTCCACATAATGGACATGGATATGAACCGACTTATGAGTTAGGTGGTTCCACAATAATGTTTAATGTGGAATTTGACGAAGATGAGGGTGGAGTATTACCTGTGGATAATGATTTCCGTGAAGTTGTCATTTTACGAAATCCATATCTATATAATACAACAACATTAGCTACCGGACAAAAATATTCTTTATACACTCTTGTTAAAGTTTCGCCGGGTGTTGGTGACTTTAACAACGATGAAGTTGTTTATCAAGGAACAACATACGCAAGTGCAACATTTACCGCTGATGTAATTTCGTTTAGTGAAACACCCAATTTATTGTATTTAAATAATGTTCGTGGAACTCTACAAACAAATCAAGCGATTAGAGGTCTACAAACAGGCGCTATTCGTATCGTGAACACAGTTACAAATCCTACTCTTGATTTGTACTCTGGAAAGATATTATACATATCAGATAAACTGCCAATTACAAGAGACCCAGCCCAAACCGAACGAATTCGTTTCATTTTGAGTTTCTAAACGAGGAATAAATGACTGCTACCTTTAACTACGATCCATATTATGATGATTTTGATGAAGATAAAAACTTCATGCGTGTTTTGTTTCGTCCTGGATATTCGGTTCAAGCCCGTGAATTAACACAGCTACAAACTATATTAGCTAACCAAATTGAAAAATTTGGTAATCACATTTTTAAGAGCGGTAGTCCGATTGTTGGTGGTAAAGTTTCATTAGACACTAAAGCAAATTATGTTGTTTTGGCTGCTCAGTATAATAACTTGGACGTTGATGCTACACAATTCCTAAACAAGACTGTCGTTTCATATAATTCATCAAAAATAATTAGAGCAAAAGTTATTGCAATTGACACATCAACTGCAAATCCTATTCTTATTTTAAAGTATTTAAGTGGCGAAAGATTTTCAGAATCGGACGAAATTCGTGTTTACGGTCAAGAAATTTATGCTCAATTAAGATCCACATTGGCTGTTGGTGGTTCTTACATTGCCAAATTACAAGAAGGTATATATTACTTTAAAGGACAATTTGTAAAAGTAGTTCCACAATATCTTATTCTTGAAATTTTTTATCGTGTAGGATATAACACATCAACAATTAATTTAAACCCATCATACAAAATCGGTATTGAATTTACCGAAACCATTGTTGATGAAGTTGATGATACATCATTGTTGGATCCAGCACAGGGCGCATTTAACTATCAAGCACCAGGAGCTGAACGTTTTGCAATTCAAACTTCTCTAGCAAAGAGAACATTAGATTCTGCTGATATTTCAACATTCTTTGAAATTGTTCGTCTTGTTAATGGCGTAAAAACAAAAGAAATTGACTATCCAATCTATAGTGAAATTGAAAAAACTTTAGCTCGCCGCACACATGATGAATCTGGAAACTATACGGTGGATCCATTTGTCGTTTCTCTTGAAGAAGGCGATAGTGCTAATGGCAAATTTAACGTTGTTTTGGATCCAGGTAAAGCATATGTAAGTGGTTATGAGTTTGAAACTATTGCTCCAACAATTATTGAAGTTGATAGAGCGAGAGATGTTTCAAATGTTTCAAGTTTTGATTTACCAACAAATTATGAAAGTAGTTTGGTTCTAGCGAATGTTCGCGGCACACTTGATATTACTTCATTCCCATCTTTGGATATCCATTCGGTTCCATTTACAAACATAAGTTTATCAACAACTGCGACATATAATTCTACCAAAATTGGTACAATTTATGCAAACATGATTCGCTACAATGATGCATACAATTCGGACATTGGTAATACTCACACATTTACTGTAAACACATTTGGTGCTAATACTGTTCCAATTACAGGAACATTAGCCGCAGCTGGATCATCTGCTACCACAATTGCAATTCCTACCGCATTCAATGCTGGTTTGCCAGTAAATGCATATGCAAACATGTATTTTCAAATTACCAATGGTTCTGGCGCTTCATTATCACCAATTCTAATTACAAGTTCAAATACTGTAACTCTTAATTTAGCATCATCATTAACTTTTATTCCAGGATCAAATACTTTTACGATTCAATCCGACATTAAAAATGCAGAATCATTAGCTATAAGTGATGGAACATACATTCAATTTGCGGGCAACGTTGATACAGACTCAAAAGATCCAACTACAGGATTTGTTTCTATTAGTGAACCCGTGAGAACAAGTCTTGTTTTTGAAACTCCATATGAGGCGATTAAAGCTAATACAATTAGCAATATGGATTTTCAAGTAAGAAAGAAATATACGGGGATAACATCTGGTGGTAAATTTACTGTAACCGCTTCAGGCTCAGACACTTTTTCATTCTCAACTGGATCAGGAACAATTTCGGATTCATTGATTCTGAATAATATAATTTGTTTTGTCCGTTCAGATAGTGCAAGTAATGCTCAATATGGCATCGCTCCTAATACAGCAATTAGCTTATCAAATAATAACTTCACAATTACCTCAGTTTCAACATCATCATTTGAAGTTGATTTGAAAACTGTAAGTGATGCTATTAGAGTTGATTTGCTTGTAACTACAAAAATCAATAATGCAGAAGATGGCTCAACTGGTGTCACAAAGCGTAAACAATTAGTACCAATTACAGGCGGAACAGATTTACATTCATTGATTCCTTATGAAATGAATACTGCTGGAACTGAAGGAACAACTGTTCTATATTCAGCAAATACATCCGG